GCGCTAAGTCGTGACAAAAAGGGGATGTTCCGTTTCAATCCTGGTATTCAAGGCAAGTCTTTCCCTGATTACAATCCATACACCATCTCTCGATGCCGCGATTGTGATATAGCTTCAAAGCTCGCTAAAGTTAAAGTCGGTGTTCTTGATAATGAACTTTGTCAGGCTTGCCAGCTAATTCGTCTTTGTCAATCAAAGTTTTCGGATTTAATTGGAGAAAAAGAAATCTTGACTTCTCTGAGAAAGCAGGCAATGAAGGACATGAAAGAAATGAATGTTCGGCCTACTGTTATCCAGTCCGAATCTATTGTACATCATGGTAAGTTGTATTTTGGAAAAGATGATAGAGAGAATATCATAAAGCACTGTAAGCGTATATGTGAATTTGATTTAGTCAAATCGCTTGATTCTCATCTTCGCAACATTGAGTATGTTACACGCGAGGACATTCACGAGAAAGAAGATAAACCTGGTCAGAAGGAAAAGAAACAGGCTCGTGGTGTAATAGAATATACAATTTACAAGCTCACGGTAGGCAATGACGAGTTTGAGCTGAAGTGTGAAGTGATTCTAAAAGATCATAAAATAAACGAACATCCTTACTTTTTAAAACTAAAAAAGAAATAAAGTCATTCCTATTGGTCAGGTCGAACCCCGTGTAATATGAAATAACTTTATTCCTTTGATACTGCAAATATAGGCCAATATTTTCAAAAAACAAAATAAAATGAAAAAAATCTTACATTTTTTCGCCACTTCTAACCATTTTTGGCATTTATTGGGTGGTTTTGTAGTCGGTTTTCTCATTTTCAACCCTTATTATTCCTTCCAAGTCTCGCTCGTTGCAGCAAGCTGTCTTGAGTTCAAAGACGTGCAACATGGAGGTGATTGGGATTGGGTTGATTGGGTACTCACCATAGTAGGTGGAGTCCTCGCTGCAGTTCTTCTTTTCTTCTTACTCTAACACATCATACTATGCCAGAAGTACAAGTCAAAATAAAGATCAGCGATGGTGGCGGCTTCAAAACTGTCTCCGTCGATGCAGATGATCTCAAGAATGCCATCAGCTCCGTCCAACAGGAATCGGAGAAGGTGAAGAGTAGCCTCGTGAACTGGTCACAGGCAAGTCAGGCATTCAAGAACTTCCGCGATTTAGTAGGCAACCTGGAGAGTGCTTTCAGCGATCTTGGTAGCGCCTACTCCGAACAGGTCACGCGTGAAACCCAGCTTGCACAAGCCATGCGCAATACAATGGGTGCCACTGATGCGGATATCCAGAAGATCAAAGACCTTTGCTCTGCCCAGCAGGAACTCGGTGTGGTCGGTGATGAAGTACAGCTGGCAGGTGCCCAGGAACTTTCCACCTACCTTACCCTTGGCTCCAGTCTTGAGACGCTGATCCCTGTCATGAACGACATGGTGGCTCAGCAGTATGGTCTCGAAGCCAGTGGTGAGAGTGCCGCTCAGATTGCCTCTATGCTTGGCAAGGTCATGAATGGTCAGGTAGAGGCATTGAGCCGTTACGGCTATAGTTTCACCGAAGCACAGAAGAAGGTATTGCTATTGGGCGAGGAGGAGGAACGTGCTGCCGTTCTCGCTGCCGTAGTGGGCGAGAGTGTAGGCGGCATGAACGCTGCCTTGGCTCAAACCGATGTTGGACAGCAGAAGCAACTGGAGAACACACTTGGTGATATCAAGGAACAACTGGGTGGAATGGTCGAGGGTGCTCTTCCGTTCATCTCTATTACTGCAGCAGCTGTGCAAGCCACGTCGGGAATGGCAGAGCTCGCCGTCGGAATCCAGACGCTTACAGCTTCTTTGGCTACCAATGGACGTGCATGGATTGCCAATGCTGCAGAAGTTACAAGGCACAAGATTGCTACAATGGCTGCAGCGGTTGCTCAAGGTACCATCCGTGCGGCTACACTTGCATGGCAAGGTGTTCAGACTGCATTGAACGTCGTTCTGTCTGCAAATCCTATCGGCCTCATCGTCATGGCCATTGGTGCATTGGTGACTGCGGTTGTATCTGCCTATAACAACTGCGAGTCATTCCGCAATATCTGTAATCAGGTATGGGCTGTCATCAAGCCTCTTGCCAATATGATCATGGAGGGATTGGCCAAAGCTTTCGAGTGGTTGGTGGAGAAATGTTCTGAAGCATGGGAATGGCTGAAGAACATCCTCGGCCTTGGTGGTGAATCGGTCGATGTCGAGGTCAACGTCCAGCGCAATGAGTCTTCCGGTCTTTCGATGGAGGATCTTGAAGCCAAGTATGCCAATGCAGATCTATCCGGCAAGAAACCTAAGGATTCGCCTGTATTCAATGATAAGGCCAATACGCTGGCTGCTATCTCTGATAATATCAAAGTACTCCAGGACAAACTCCAGAAGGCTACTGTCGAGGAGGCTGCTGCCATCAACCAGAGTATCAAGCTGTGGCAGGATAAGGCCGATGCCATCAAGAATGCCGGTGCCCAAGGTCTTACCTTCGATGCAAGTGCTTCAACGCTTGAAGGCATAGATAAGAACATTGAGATTCTTCAGGCTAAACTCAAGAAAGCGTCCGTCGAAGAGGCTGCTGAACTGAACCAGAGCATCAAGCTATGGCAGGACAAGGCTAATGCTATCAAGGATGCCGGTTCTACAGTTGGCTTCGATGGCAATGCCAATACCTTAGAAGGCATTTCAAGCAACATCCAGATTCTCCAAGCTCAGCTTCAGAAGGCATCTGCCGAAGAAGCTGCTTCAATCAATCAAAGCATCAAACTCTGGCAGGATAAGGCCGATGCCATCAAGAATGCAGGTTCTACAGTTGGCTTCGATGACAATGCCAATACACTGAAGGGAATCACCTCCAATATTCAGATTCTCCAGAACCAACTTCAAAATGCTTCTATACAGGAGGCTGCCACCATCAACAAGAGCATCAAACTCTGGGAAGACAAAGCAGCTGCTATCAAGAAAGCAGGAAAGGCGAACGAGAATGCTGCTAAAACAGGCAAACTTGCAGCTGGCGCCATCAGCGATATGGGTAGCCTGATGCAGAGCCTCAGTGGCGTGGTTGGCGAAGGTGCAAGTGGTTGGCTTCAATATGGTGCCAATGTATTGCAAGCTGTTGCCGCCATGATGCCAGCTTTGGCAAGCGTGATCGGTGGTAATATTGCCCAAGCATTTTCTGGTGCTGCAGCTCAATCGCAGTCCGTCCCATTCCCTTACAACATTGTTGCTTTGGCTGCCAGTATGGGAGCTGTAGCAGCAGCTGTCGCGAGCATACCTAAGTATGCCAATGGTGGTTTGGCTTACGGCCCTACCTTAGGTATTTTCGGTGAGTATGCCGGAGCTTCCAACAACCCTGAGGTCGTAGCTCCACTCAACAAACTCAAGTCCCTCATCGGTGTAGAGGGTGGTGGTGTCAGCGGTAAGGTCGTATTCAAGCAACGTGGCCGCAACCTGGTCGGCGTTCTGGAGCGTGAGAATAGCCTACGTGGTCGTAGCTGATATGCCACCGTTCCCTGCGGTTTTCCGCATGGCTCTCCAACAGCACAAGTATGCCCCGCACAGCCGACATTGGCCATGCGGGGCATTCTATATAGTCACCGTTCCTTGCGGTTTTGCCACAGGGTTATTCAGTCTGTGCTTCTCATGCACCTGAAGGCAAACTCCTCGATGTTCTCAACCAGTTCATCATGATTGTGGTTCGTATAGGTGGTCAGCATATCCATTCCGTGGAAATAGTCACCTTTCAGTCCTGACAGGATTTTTGCAACCTTATCGCCCAACTTGAAGCACTGATCGGCGTTTTCACTGCTGTCCCAATCGGTCACGATATGAACCAGTACACGACCTTTGCCCTTGTAAGCATGTCTTCCGGACAAAGGTTCCCAACCAATAGGAGAGAACTCCACAAACACAGCTGGTCGTTCCCATGCCTCTTCCATTTCGATAAAGGTTACATTGTTGTTCCAAAGGTCAATGTGCTTTACCTCTGGAACATTCTCTCTGATAGCATCCACTATCTTTCTGTAGATTTCTTGTCTCATACTGTTTGTCTTTTTTGCCACCGTTCCCTGCGGGATTCCAACAGGTTCCTTCTGGCAGTTATTTGTTATTTGGATTCAGCGTCGCTGTGATCTCATATTCTAAGTATTCCTGGATATTGTCTTCAACAATCTCCCTGACCATCTTCTCCACCTCCGGCCCATAGCCCATGAACTTGCGCCGTGGGATCCTGATTTTCTTGCCAACTTTCATCAGGGCCATCATCTTCCAGAACTCTGCAATCGTGCTCAGCTGTTGGGTTCTTTTTCCTCGACTTGGGCTTCCGTCCTTCCTCCGTCCGAAGCGTCCGGATGCCTCATAGTATTTGGCCCAGAAGAATCGTTTCATCTTCTCTGTCACCGTGATTTCTCCACCATCGTTGTGGATAGCGGCATACGGCAATGTACTTTCAAAGGTGATACTGTCAGCACTCACCACACTTTTGATGCTGCGCCTCAGGCTACCCGTAGCAACCAGAATATGGCCGTCTCCTCTCACTGGACTTACTCTTCTCTGCCAGGCTTGGGCAAAGTAGCCCTCACGCTCAAAGTTCTGGTCAAACTCATCGGTCAGTTCAACCTGTATATCCCGGAGTATTTGCCCTATTATTCTTGTCAGATCTGCATCCATTATCCTTATATATTGAAGTCCAATAACAACTGCACCGAATCTGGTATCTCCAGTCTCGGTTCTTCTGATACCTTCAGGATGTTGTAGAAGGTTCTTTCGCTGATTCCATATACGGGGTATATGTATCTGCGCCATATCTCTCGGTTCGAGAGTCCGCTTTTCGAGTGTTCGTCATAGATGCGTGTCACATCTGCCACTCTCTTTTGGAATGAGACGCCTTTGCGGTTGTTCATTGGATATTGTTTTTATGGACCTTTATTCACGGCAAATGGAAGGGGTAACGGATTACCTCTTCCATTGTATTACTTTTCTTCACGCCATGGGGTCACATCTACGTTCATCTCGGTCATTACGATGACGCGTCCGCTTCCCTCACATTGTGTGCATTTCTTGCCATTAACCGTACCGGTTCCGTGGCACATTCTGCAGATGGCTATCTTCGGCCCCTTAATCACATGCTTCATCATGATGCAGTCTCCTCTTTCTTGGGTTCGACATAGAAGGTCTCATCCTGTGTCACCTGAATGCCACACTTGGACAGCTTCTCTACCATACCGTCACTTCCGCGGTCGGCAAGCATCTTGTCTTTGGCAATCTCATCCGTAGTTCTGATGAAGTCCGGAAGGAACTCCTTCACCAGCTGCAGGGCACTTGCCCAGGTGAAACCCTTCAAGGTCTTCAGCTTCGGTGTACCCGTACGGAAACCTATCACACCATGAGCCATATCCAGACTCTTCTTTTTGCTAAAGAGCTCTGCCTGATTCTCCATGGCAAAACTCTGCAGGGTGTCGAAGGCGGTCTCCTTCTCTTCATCCAACTGGGACAACTGAGTGGCGTACTTCTCTCGGATCTTAGCACATTGCAGCTCTATCTCTGCTGAGATCTTGTCACTCTGTGCCGATGCTTTAGCGTACTGTGCAAAGGCTGCATCTGCCTGTTCGCGGCTTACACCGCTGATGATGGTCTTTTTCTGTCTTGTTGCCATAATCATTTTTTGTTTGTTGGTTTATACTATTGTTGTTCACTTTGATCTCCAAAATCAATCGTCGGGTTCATCTGCCGCTCTTTGATCTCCTCGATGCGTTGTATCTCTTTATCTACAGCATTCTCATATATAAGGCTCTGATTCAAGTAATACTTGCGGCTGTGGCCATTCCCTACTCCAGTTTTAATTTTTTTGGTTTCGCTATAGTAGAGGTTCTGCCACTTGCGCATCTCTTTGACCATTCCATAGAACCATTGGTTCCATTTTCGGACATCTTCTTCGTTCATCATTCGAATATCGTTCTAATGGGTTTCTAATCCTCATCGTACAGGGGGCCTATATGCTCCTGCTGCCACTCTTCCTGTCCGATCCAGTCTTTCAACTTATCAAGGAAACGATTATACTCGAAGTGGCCAATATGCTTTTCTGTGCATACATCATCAACATGATCTACCACATCTCTCAGTAGCTCTTCTGCTGTCATGATGGTGTCTTGTTTGTGTCAAGCATCAGCACATACATGGGTGTAGTCTGCTTGGCTGGTTCTTTGTCCTTGCGCTCCCAACCCTTAGTGGCTATAGCTCGCATCCTTTTACTCAAGTCACGAAGCTCTTCTATGGTCAGTCGGGCAAATACCTTGCCTGCTATCTTCGGATTCTGGCAGAAGGAGTTCACTTGTGCCCAGTCATCGGTATGTATGCCTAACTTCTGCATCAGATGCAGACACTGGCTGCGCTCTTTCTTTAGTTGATCCTTGCGTCCACTCATCTTTTCCAGAGTCTCGCAACAGGCATCATACTCTTCCTTGGTCATTTCCTTCAGGCTGGATGTCCTACCTTGTGTGTATTCCTGCACGATTACTTTCTTGAAGTCTTCTCTGTCACCACTCCAGGGCAATAGATTGAAACTCGTATAGAACCGTCCGAAGTTCGTCA